GGCGGCATCGCCAAGTCTGCCACGTCGATCCTGCGTCAGCTTGTGGATGCAGGCACGCTGGCAAACCTTCCTGCTGGCCTGAAGTCTCGCGGCCTTCGGATCAAGGGCGACAGCACGCCCCTGATGCCGGGCGAGTTCCGGGACGTGGATATCTCGTCCGGGGCTATTAAGGACAACATTACCTTCCTGCCCTACAAGGAGCCGTCTCAGGTTCTCGCTGGCCTTCTGGGCACGCTGGTCGAGGAAGGCCGTCGCTTTGCGTCGATTGCCGATCTTCAGATTGGCGATGCCAACCAGAGCGCCCCTGTTGGAACGACGCTGGCTCTGATGGAGCGAGCGATGAAGGTGATGTCTGCCGTGCAGGCGCGCCTTCACGCCTCGATGAAGCACGAGCTTGATCTTCTGGTGGATATCATCCGCGTCCACATGAGGGGCAACTACGAATACGAGACGGACATGGGCGCCACTCGTACCGATGATTATGATGGCAGAATTGATGTCATCCCCGTCACCGACCCGAATGCTGCCTCCCTGTCGCAGCGTGTGGTTCAGTATCAAGCGGCGCTTCAGTTGGCGCAGCAGGCTCCGCAGATGTACGATCTGCCCGAGCTTCATCGACAGATGCTGACTGTCCTTGGCATTCAGGACCCCGGCAAGATCATCCCCAGCACGGATGAGAAGAAGCCGATGGACCCTGTGTCTGAGAACATGGCGATCTTGTCTGGTAAGCCCGTGAAGGCGTTCCTCTATCAGGACCATGAGGCCCACATTAAGGTTCACATGGCTGCGATGCAGGACCCGAAGATTCTTCAGCTTGTGGGGCAGTCGCCCCAGGCGTCTGCAATCCAGGCTGCGGCGATGGCTCACATCGCAGAGCATATCGGCTTCCAGTATCGCCGTGAGATTGAGAACCAGCTTGGCGTCGAACTGCCGCCGCCTGACGAACATCTGCCCGAAGACATCGAGGTCGCTCTCTCCAAGCTGATTGCAGACGCGGCTGGCAAGCTCCTCCAGAAGGACCAAGCCGAAGCCCAGATGCAGGAAATCCAGCAGAAGATGCAGGACCCTGTTGTCCAGGCCCAGATGCAGGATGCCCAGAACAAGGCGGCTGAAGTCCAACGCAAGATGGCAAAGGACCAAGCCGACCAGATGGCCCGTGAGCGTCAGCAGCAGATTGAGCTTGAGCGGATTGCTTCGCAGGAGCGGATTGCTGGGGTTAACGCTGGAATCAAGGCGATGTCCCAGAAGCAGTCCAATGATCAACGTGGCGACTACGACAACGCGAAGATTAAGCTCGACGCCATGCGCCTTGGCGCTGATCTGATGAAGGGCAAGTAATGCCAGCCTCTGAAGAGAATGTCCTGGAGTTCCTTCGCAAGAAGTTCCGGGAGATGATGAACATCCATGCAGACCACGTTGCCACTGGCGGCGTGGCTGACTGGTCTGAATACCGACATCAGGTTGGTATTATTGAGGGTTTGGCAAAAGCCGAAAGAGAACTGCTTGACCTTGAGGAACGCCTGGGTCGGCAGGACTAATCACCCATTGTGGGTGCAGGGTATCGCACGACCCTAACAGTGCGCGCAAAGGACTACTATGCTTAACGTTGATATCAAGATGCCAGATGGGGATGTTCGAGGCGCTACTCAGCTTCCTCAGCCTGCTGGCTTCAAGCTTCTGATTGCTCTGCCCGAGCTTGAGGAAAAGACGGACTCTGGCATCTACTTGCCGGAACAGGTGCGAGAGAAAGAATCCCTTGCCACTGTTGTTGGGTTCGTCCTAAAGATGGGGTCGCTCGCCTATAAAGACCCTGCCAAGTTCCCGGATGGCGCTTGGTGCAAGGAAGGGGATTGGGTTTTGTTCCGTGCTTACAGCGGCACCCGTATCAAGATTCATGGCCGGGAGTTCCGGATCATCAACGATGATACTGTCGAGGGTGTTGTTGAAGACCCGCGTGGGATTGCACGGGCATGAGCGCGACCCGGAAGCCTGAAGAGTCCGACGAGGACTTCACCGTCGAGATTGTTGACGACACGCCCGAGCAGGATCGTGGTCGTGTAATTGCTCCCGAAGTGACGGAGAGCGACGACGATATCAACGTCAACGACGAAGAGATCGCCAATTACCGTGACGAGTGGAAGAAGCGCCTCAAGGAGCTTTCTTTCAAGAGTCATTCGGAGCGGCGAGCCAAGGAGCTTGCCGCCAAGGAGCGAGACGAGGCAATTCAGCTTGCCCAGCGTCTTGCTGACGAGAACAAAAAGTACCGCGAACTTGCTGGCAGCACCGAGAAGTTTGCTGCCGATCAAGCCAAGGCACGCGCTGAGTCTGATATCAACGCCACCAAGAGGCTGATGAAGGAAGCCTTCGAGGCTGGCGAAACAGACAAGTTCCTAGACTATCAGGAGCAGCTTCAGCGTTTCGTAAACGAGCATGATCGGTATGCGAACTACAAGCCGGTTGCTCTGCCCGAGCCGCAGTATGAGATTCCTCAAGTTCGTCCTCAGCCGGATGCGAAGGCCGTCGAATGGGCCGGTCGCAACTCCTGGTTTGAGGGGCAGAATGAGCTTGAGAAGGAGATGACGGGTTACGCTTATGCCGTCAGCGATATGCTGATCCGGGAGTATAAGCTCGATCCGCGTGGGGATAAGTACTACGAGGAAATCACAAAGCGCGTTTCGCGCCGTTTCCCCGAGTACTTCCAGAAACCTGAGCCGGAAGTTGACGCGACGGCTAAGGTGGCATCGGTGGTTGCACCAGCTACTCGTAGCACTAAGACCAACCGCACAGTGCGTCTCACGCCGTCTCAGGTCTCACTGGCTAAGAGATTCGGCCTTACCCCCGAGCAATACGTTGCTCAGTATCTGAAGGATTACGGTCATGGCTGACCGCACCCCACGCGACCTTGAGACGCGCGAACAGCAGATTCGCCCGACCTCTTGGCGCCCCCCTTCGATCCTTCCTGATCCTAAGCCTGAGCCGGGGTATGTCTTCCGCTGGGTCCGCACGAGCATGATGAACTCTGCGGACAACACCAATGTCAGCAAGCAGCTTCGCGAAGGCTATGTGCCTGTTCGTGCCGACGATCATCCTGAGCTTATGCTGGCAGCCGATCCCAATGGTCGCTTCAAAGGCAACATCGAGGTCGGTGGTCTCCTTCTCTGCAAGATTCCCGAAGAGGTCGTGCGGCAGCGTGCGGCTTATTATGGGAATGTCGCGCAGCAGCAGATGGATAGCGTGGACAACAACCTGATGCGTGAGAACGATCCTCGTATGCCGCTCCTTCGTCCGGAGCGGACTTCGAGGACCACCTTTGGCCGTGGCCCCAGGGAATAGTCCTTTGGGCCATAAATCCTCAATTCCAGAAGAAAGGTAGCGGAAAGTGGCTTCGACCAATTCTCCGTACGGGCTTCGCCCGATCAACCTTCTGGGTGGTCAGGCGTATGCTGGTTCGACTCGTGAGTACGCGATTCCTGCCAGCTACAACGTGAGCATCCAGTATGGTGACCCGGTGATCATCACGAACACCGGCTCGACCCGTGGTACGCTGGCGCGCTTCAACGCGACCACGACCGCCACGACCATCACCTCTACGGGTGGCGGCTTTGGCTTCGTGGGCGTGTTTGTGGGCGTTACGTTCACCGATCCGGTTTACGGCACGGTGTTCCGCCAGAACTACGCGGCTGGCAACGCGGCGACGGACATCCTGGCTTATGTTGTGGATGACCCGGACGCTCTGTTCCAGGTGCAGGCTGACGGCAGCCTCGGTCAGACGGCTCTGGGCTGCAATGCGGCTCTGATCCAGACCGTTGCTGGCAGCAGCGGCGTGAACATCAACTCCGGTGTGAGCCTCGATGCCTCCAGCATCGCGACCACCAACACTCTGCCGGTTCGTATTGTTGACTTCGTTAACAGCACGACCAGCCAGATTGGCGATGCGTTCACCGATGTGATCGTGCGTATCAACACGCACTTCCACCGCACCGGCAATACCGGCTCTGCCGGTACGGCTGCCAGCTAAGGAGGCTGTGAAAGATGGCTATTTCACGCGCACAGCTTCTCAAGGAACTGCTTCCGGGCCTGAACGCTCTGTTCGGTCTGGAGTACAAGCGGTACGCTGAGGAGCATAAGGAAATCTACGAGACTGAGAACTCGGAGCGTTCCTTTGAAGAAGAAGTGAAGCTCTCGGGCTTTGCTGCTGCCCCGGTCAAGAACGAAGGTGCGGCGATTGCGTACGACAACGGCCAGGAAGCCTGGACCGCTCGTTATACGCATGAGACCATCGCGTACGGGTTCTCCATCACCGAAGAGGCGATGGAAGACAACCTGTACGACAGCCTGTCTGCTCGTTACACCAAGGCGCTCGCGCGCTCGATGGCGTTCACGAAGCAGGTGAAGGCTGCGTTCCCGTTGAACAACGGCTTCACCAGCTACCAGTCTGGTGACGGCGTTACGCTGTTCAACACCCAGCATCCGCTGGTGTCCGGTGGCTACAACAGCAACCGTCCTGCCACTCCTGCCGACCTGAACGAGACCAGCCTTGAGGCTGCTGTCATTCAGATCGCGGCGTGGACGGACGAACGTGGTCTGCT